TGCGTCCAAGATGGGCTTCTTCACCAGCCCAGCCGGTGATGACTTTGTTGCCGATGGTTATGAGGGCGAGAACGGCACGGGATCTCCGATCTATGACGCCGAGGCAGGCACGTTTCACCAGCTACCGGCAGGCGTTGGGTTCACCCCGTTTGATCCGAGCCACCCAACCTCGGCCTATGCTGACTTTGAGAAGAGTATCCTGCGCGGGATCGCTGGCGGCTTGGGTGTCAGCTACACGTCGCTGGCGAACGATCTCGAAGGCACCAGCTATTCGTCAATTCGGCAGGGCGCACTGGAAGAGCGGGATTTCTACCGCACGCTTCAGGCGTTCATGGTGGATCACTTATTGGACCCACTCTACCGGGTGTGGCTGGAGCATGTGGTTGATAACGCTCTGACGCCGATCACCGGGGCGGGCAAGTATGAGAAATTCTCACGCAGCTTCACGTTCCGTCCGCGTGGATTCCAGTGGGTTGATCCGCTGAAGGAGATCAACGCGGCAGTCGTTGGCCTGCAGAACGGCATTCTGAGCCACAGCGATATTGCGGCGAACTATGGCCGCGATGCTGATGAGACCTTTGCCCAGATCGTGCGGGACAAGGAAAGCGCGGCGCAGTACGGCCTGACGATGGCCTATGAGCCGTTCGGTGATAAGCTGCCTGTACCGGCTGACGCAGGAGGTGAAGATGTCGTACAAACCGACTGATGGCATGAAAGAAGAGGCCCAGCGCGGCCTTGACTGGCGGCGCGAGTTTGGCCGTGGCGGCACCGAGGTCGGCATTGCCCGCGCCCGCGACATCGTCAACGGCAAGGAACTGTCGGAAAGCACCGTCAAGCGGATGCACAGCTTCTTCAGCCGCCATGAGGTGGACAAAGAAGCCGAGGGCTTCCGCCCCGGCGAAGATGGCTACCCGTCGAATGGGCGCATCGCGTGGGCCTTGTGGGCCGGTGACGCAGGTCAGTCTTGGGCGCGCGACAAGATCGCCAGCATGGACAATGATCGCGGCTATGAAGAGCGTCCGTATCCCAACGAACATGCTGCCCGCATCCGCGATCCTGAGAAATACGATGACTTCCGCCGCATGAACGATGAAGGCGGTGCTGGCATTGATTTCATCATTGGCCTGTGGGACGGCCAGAGCGAAATTCAGTCCATTCGGTTTGACGCTGACGAATACAGCGTTTCTGAGGCCAAGGATTGGCTGGATCGAAACAACTTCACCGCCCAGAAGTTTGAGCCTGCAATCGGCTCGGAGGAAAGCGCAGTGCAAACCGATGAAAAAGATGATATGATCCCCGAAGCAACCGAGGGGGCTGAGATGTCTGAACAGCGTGCAGAACCGGAAGAACTGAACGTGGGCGAGGAAACCGCCGCGCTTGTTGATGTTGATGCGGGCGAGGAGCCTGACATCTCCACCGAGGCCGAATTGAACGACCGCTTCAGCCGCGATGACATGAAGACGCGCTCTATGGACGGCAGCGCGGACATCATCGACGAACAGAACCGCCGCGTTCGGATCGCCATCTCCAGCGAGGAGCCGGTGGAGCGTTCTTTCGGCGCAGAAATTCTGGATCACAGCGAGGCCAGCATTGACCTTGAGTTTGCCCGTTCTGGGCGGATGCCCTTGCTGCTTGATCATGACCCACGCCAGCAGATCGGCGTGGTGGAAGGTGTAGAACTTGACTCTGCTACCCGTCGTCTCCGGGGAACGGTTCGCTTTGGAAAAGGCGTTCTTGCGAGCGAGATCTATGCAGATGTTGTGGACGGCATCCGTTCCAACATCTCTGTTGGCTATGCAGTCAACAAAATGGATCGCGAAGGATCGGATCGCTACCGTGTGACTTCGTGGTCAGTTATGGAGGCCTCAGTGGTCAGCATCCCCGCAGACAGGACCGTCGGCGTGGGGCGTTCCTCAGAGACTTCACCCGCTAAACCAATCCCTGCCACTCCAAGAATGGAGACCACAATGACTGATGAAGTTAAAATTGATGTGGAAGCGGTGAAGGCCGAAGCTGCCCGCGCCGCCGCCAAAGAAACCGGCGAGATCTATCGTCTCGCTGCCAAGCACAACAAGCGCGAAATGGCTGACGAAGCTGTCAAGAATGGCACCTCGCTGGCTGAGTTCCGGGGTCAGCTTCTGGACGTGATCGGCTCGAAGCCGCTGGACGACAGCGCCATCGGCCTTTCCAAGAAGGAAGTCCGCAACTTCTCGCTGATGCGTGCGATCCGCGCAATGGCTAACCCGTCCGACCGTGGCGCTCGCGCTGCTGCCGAGTTCGAGTTTGAAGCTGCTGCTGAAGCTGCAAAGCGTGACGGCATCGATCCGCAGGGTCTCTACATCCCTGCCGACGTTCGCCGTTCGTGGTCTAAGCGTGACCTGAACACCACCGACGATTCGGCAATGGTTGCCGAGGACTATCGCGGCGGTGACTTCATCGACGTTCTGCGGAACGCATCGTCGGTGATGCAGGCAGGCGCGACCATGCTGACCGGCCTTGTTGGCGATGTCAAAATCCCCAAGAAGACCGCAGCTTCGACCGCAGGCTGGATCTCGACCGAGGGCGGCGCATCGTCCGAGTCCGAGCCGACCTTTGGTCAGGTCACCATGTCGCCGAAGTCACTCGGCGCGTTCACCGACATCACTCGCTTGATGATGATGCAGTCGAGCCTCGACATTGAGGCACTGGTCCGCAACGACCTCTCGACTGGCCTCGCACTGGCGATTGACAACGGTGCGCTTCAGGGTTCTGGTTCGTCCGGTCAACCGACCGGCATCAAGAACACCTCGGGCATCAACGCTCCGACATCGTTCGCGGCGGCAAATCCGACCTTCGCCGAGGTCGTCGCAATGGAGACAGCCGTTGCCGAGGACAACGCCCTGATGGGCAACCTCGCGTACATCCTGCCTGCCAGCATGTACGGCGCTCTGAAGACCACCGTGAAGGACTCTGGCTCTGGTCAGTTCGTTGTCGCACCCGATGGGTCGATGAACGGCTACCGCGCCATTGTGTCGAACCAAGTCACCGCTGGTGACCTGTACTTCGGCAACTTCTCGGACCTGCTGATCGGCATGTACGGCGGTCTCGACATCACCGTCGATCCGTACACTGCATCGACCAGCGGCACGGTTCGCATCGTTGCGCTGCAAACTGTTGACGTTGCCGTCCGCCACGCGGTCAGCTTCGCCTTCAACAACGACGGCGCCTGATGACGCTCACTTGGGGGGGCTTCTCCAGTCCCCCCAATTCTGAACTGGAGAAAACCATGCACCACTATCTGGTCTTGAAGAATTGCGTGGCTGGCGGCGAACGTCGCACGGCTGGCGATGTCATTCAGCTTCCCGCCAGCGAGGGGAACATTTTGATTTCGATGGGCCGCGTTGAGCAAACCTCCGCGCCCAGGGCTGAACCTGTTGTTGAAGATCGTGCTGTCGGCCTGACGGAAGACAGCGCACCCAAGAAGCGGGGTCGCAAGGCAAAAGATGCCCCTGCCGCTGAATGACGATCTAGCATCCATCTTGCTGGTGGATGAGTTTGCTGTCGCCGTCACATATGACGGCGGCACGATCTACGGCATCTTCGACAACGAGACTGTTCCTGTTGACGCCGGCGGTTACGTTCAGGTGCATCAGGAACAACCTCGGCTGACCTGCCGCACGGCTGACGTGCCGAGCATCGCCGAGGATCAACAGATGGTCATTAATGCGGTGACCTATGACATCAAGGCTTGGGTTCATGACGGCACGGGCGTGACAACGGTCCAGTTGGAAAAGGTCTGATGGCTCACATTCGCAAGCAGATCCGAGACCGCGTGGAAAGCATCTTGACAAGCGGTGTGACGCTTGCCACAGGCGGTGTCTATGCGTCTCGGGTGTATCCACTCACGGAAGCCAGGTTGCCCGCTGTGACCGTTTACAGCGGCTCTGAGGCGTCAGGCTTGCAGACCATGGGGGTGAGGACGCTTGCGCGCGATCTCAGCCTTGTGATTGACGCCTATGTGCGGGTGACTGATACCTTTGACGATGATGTGGATGCCTTGTGCGTTCAGATCGAAGAGACCATCGCGGCGGATTACACGCTGAATAGTCTTGTGAAGGATAGTGTCTTGACCAGTACCGAGATTGACTTTGATGGCGATGCAGAGCGTCCTGTGGGCGTGGCTCGCTTAACATATACGATCCGATATGTTACTACTATCGGTGACGTTGAAACGGCCAGATAACAGGAGGCTCCTATGGCTACACATACCGGCAGCGAAGGGACCGTGAAGGTCGGTTCTAACGCCATTGCAGAAATCCGCTCTTTCTCAATTGAGGAGAGCGCGGACACCCTAGAAGACACGACGATGGGCGATACTGCCCGCACCTACAAACCAAGCCTGACTTCCTTCAGCGGTTCTGTTGATGTTTTTTGGGATGAGACCGACACTACAGGTCAAGGCGCATTGACAATCGGTGCAGAGGTCACGCTGAATCTATATCCAGAGGGTGATACTTCCGGCGACACTTATCTGACCGGATCGGCAATCGTTACAGGACGCTCTGTCAATTCGTCTTTCGACGGTCTGGTCGAGATGTCCATCTCGGTTCAGGGTAACGGCGCACTGACCCAGACCACGGTGTCCTGATGAGCCTGTCAAAGCGCATCGCGGCCAAGCGCGCTGAGAAAGAGCGCAAGGTCATTGAGATCGCGGAATGGGGCGAGGGGGATGATCCCCTTCGCCTCTATTCTTCCGATGTTACCGCCCGCGATCTAGACAAGATTCAGCGCAAGCATCCTGGCTTCCTGAGCGATGTCACTATGGCAGGCATGGTCGAAGTGATCATTGACAAGTGTGAACTGGAAACCGGCGATAAGGCATTCACACTAGAGGATAAGGTAATCCTAATGGGGGAGCCTATCTCGGTCATTACCAAGGTTTTTGGTGAAGTGTTCACGGGTGCCAACGTCGAGGACCACCTAAAAAACTAAAGGGCGACCCGTTCAGAATGAACTTGATCGCGCTGGCTGACCGGCTTGGCAAGACAATCTCCGAGATTGAGGAAATCAGCGTAAGCGAGTATAATGAATGGGTCGCATATTTCATGATCCTTGAGGAGCGCGAGAAAAATGGCACAAGGTCTCGGTGAAAACCTCGCGATCAACATAGGCGTGAATGTCACGGGTCTGCCGCAGGTTCAGCAGGTTCAGGCTCGGATGACCAGTCTGAACAAGACGATCCAAAAGTCCACCTCGCAGTACAATACGAACGCTGTGGCCACGAACAAGTGGGCCAAGGGCGCGCTTCAGCAGGCTGGTTATCAGGTCGGTGACTTTGCCGTACAGGTGGCGAACGGTACGAGCAAGATGCAGGCGTTTGGTCAGCAGGGTTCGCAGCTTGCGGGCATATTCGGGCCAGTCGGCGCGATCATAGGCGCAGGCATTGCCATTGTGTCAGCGTTTGCTGTTGCTGCGGAGAAGGCATCAGGTAACGTAATGTCTTTGGCGAAGGCTGCGGCCAATCTGCGTTCAGAAATCAACGACCTCAAAACACAAGTCGATCTTTTAAATTTCGGGGCCAAATCCGAGGAGGAATTGGCGTTCCTCAAGGAAATAGATAAAAAGCAGCGCGAGTTGAACGGCCTCCTCTCGGAACGCGAGAAGTTGATCACCCGTCAAGCCCAAATACTGATGCGTGACAGAAAATTCCAAGACGATGAAGTGGCCGCACAGCGAAAAGCTGTCGAAATTTTAGATAAACAGTTAGCCGCGCGTGGCAAAATAATTGAAAAGACCAGGGAAGAGTTGCAAGGGTTTCGCGACAGACTTTCATACCTCAAGAAGCACTTAGAAGCCGCTAATGATATTTTGGGGACGGAAGAGGGATTGAAGGCGGCAGTCTTGGCTAACAACAAGTTGTTCGAAGATAGAGCGGCAATCATGGAAAGCGCAGCTTTGGCCACAAACAAGCAAATGATGGCTGTCGAGTTGGCACATGCGCGAATTGCTGGAAAGGCCGCGAAAGATGCCGCAGAACGTGCCAAAGCCGAGGATGCGGCGAGACGACTTCAATACAAATTCGATTTGGCGTCGTATGGTGCTGGAAGGGCTGGGGCGGGAAAAGCGATGGGGATGGAACCTCCGGCGGTCGCTGCCGCTAGGACAGCCGTCAGCAATGTCAAAGATGAGTTCGAATCGATGTTCAAGGAGTTGGATAATCAGGTAAATTCCTTTGCATCCTCAATCGCCGACGCGATGTCATCAGGGTTCATGGCCATGATCGATGGAACGAAGTCGGTCAAAGACGCATTCCGCGCGATGGCGGCGGATATTGTCAGGGAACTGTACCGTGTGCTGGTCGTTCAGCAACTTGTCGGCGGGTTTGACGCCAAGACAGGGGAGAGGAGCGGCGTTGTGGGTGCCTTGATGGGCGGATTCGCAGGCAAACGCGCAATGGGCGGTCCCGTCACGGGCGGTAAGGCTTACGTTGTGGGTGAGAGAGGCCCGGAGGCGTTCATCCCGACACGGAGCGGCTACATCGCTCCGAACGTGTCCGCTAGCGCCACACCAAGTGTGACCATCAACCAGACGTTCACTGGTGGTGTGACACAAGGCGATCTGGCGCGGATGCTGCCTCAAATCACAGAGATGACCAAACGCGCGATCATTGATCAGGTGCAGCGCGGTGGTGCAACGGCGAGGGTGTTCAGATGACGAACTACACACTCCCGACTGTGACGGGCTTTCAGTCGATCAGCATCCGACAGGCGCAGCGGGTCAGGTTGACAGACAGCCCGTTCACGTTCGTGCAGCAAGTCTTGTCTTACGCCGGTCAGCGGTGGGAAGCTGACATCACACTTCCCCCGATGAAACACACAGCGGCGCGAGAATGGATTGCTTTTCTCAGTCAGTTGCATGGTCCGACGCACACATTCACGATGGGTGATCCACTCGGTGCTACGGCGGCGGGCGAGGCGGGCGGTACTCCCCTTGTGGCTGGTGCGAGTCAGACAGGTGCGACGTTGAACGTGGACGGATGCACGGTCAGTCAAACCGACTGGCTCAAAGCGGGTGATTACATCCAACTCGGAACGGGCGCGGATGCACGTCTCCACATGGTCACAGCGGACGTTGACACAGACGGGACGGGTGCCGCGACACTGACATTGTGGCCGGATATAACCAGCGCACCGTTAGACAACGATTCTGTCATCGTGTCCAACACGGTCGGTGCGTGGCGCTTGGCGTCATCGACTATTGGATGGGATGCAAATGAAGCGTCGGCCTACGGACTGACATTTTCGGCGGTCAGTGTGGTGACATGACCGGACGGAACTTACCTGCCGACGTATCAACAGCAATCGGTGGTGATAAGGTCGATGTGTTTTGGGCGGTCGATCTGCTTTTCGACAGCCCGAACCAACTCTATTTCTGGTCAGGCATCGGTGATCTCGTCCTGGACGGTAACACATACACCGGGGCCGGTGAACTGCTGCAAATATCCGATATTCGGGAGAGTTCCGACATTGCCGCATATGGCGCGACACTCACGTTGTCCGGTATCCCGTCGAGTCTTGTTTCTCTCGCGCTTGCCGAACCATATCAGGGTCGAAGCTGTATCGTGAAGTTTGGCATCCTTGCGACCGGATCCGTCGCCTATTTGTTGATGGAGACAGGTGATTTTCTCCTGTTAGAGACGGGCGACAAGATCATCATCGAGGGGACGGACGCCGTAACGTCCGCGTTCACCGTGTTCTCTGGTGAAATGGACCAGATGACATTCGATCACGGACCGGAAACCACCACAATCGCGCTCGACGTGGAGAGTCGATTGATCGACCTGCAACGTCCTCGTATTCGTCGGTACACTCACACGGATCAGATCACCCGTTTCCCTAATGACATGTTTTTCGAGTTCAACACACGCATTCAAACAGAGAGCTTGGAGTGGGGCGGATGACTTTGAGCGCGTACATGACGAGGATGCGCGACGTACCTTTCGGATATGGTCGCAACGATTGCTTGTCGTTTGTATCCGGTGCGCTCAGGGCGCAGGGGTTATCAACATTACCGACCGAGTGGAGCGAGGGGTACAGTGACATCAAGGGTGCGATTCGGCGCGAGCGCGAACTTGTGGGCAAGTCTCGTCACCGCAACATCATAGAGGCGATGGATGACATGTATCAACGGGTTTTCACGCTGTTTCCGACAGACGGATCAATCGTCGCGCGTCGGGAGAGTGGACCACTCGGATACACATTCGGTGTGGTGTATCGCGGAGGTTGCGCTTTCGTGTCCGAGCGCGGCATAATTGAGGACCAAGTTCGACCTGGCGATATGTTCTGGACCGTGCGATGAAAAAGCTACTCTTAGTCACCGCGTCTGTAATCGCTCTATCCACCGCACCGACGAGGGCCGATCCGGTGAGTGCCGCCGTTGCGCTGGCATCCACGGCAAGCAGTGCGTTTCTTGGTGGTGGTTTGGCGTCCGTGTTCGGACTCACCGGCGCAGCAAACTTTGCAGCAAACTTCGCGATCCGTGCCGCACTCGGCTACGCACTGAACGCACTGACCGCCAAGCCCAACGCGGTTACGCGAGGGTACAGTACAACCGTCAATGCGCTCGGCGCGGCATTACCACATCAAGTCATCTACGGTGAGGTCGTCACGGGCGGGGCGGTGACGTACCAATCACTGACGGGTGCCAGTAGCGAGTACCTCCACCGAGTGATTTGCTTCGCTGGTCACGAAATTGACAGCTACCAAACGATATACGTCAACGGGGAAGCCGTGACACTTGACGGGTCTGGTAACGTCACCGCACCGTCGAAGTGGGTCGGCAAGATCAGGATAAAGGAATACCTCGGCACAACGTCACAGGCGGCAGATAGTGATCTGTCAACGGAAGTCTCCGAGTGGACCACGGCGCACCAAGGCAAAGGGATAGCGTATCTGTATGTGCGGTTTATGAACGCCTCGACGTTCCCAAACGGAACACCTGTGGTGACTGCGAAGATCAGGGGCAAGAAAGTGGAGGACACCCGGACCAGTACAACCGCTTGGTCTGACAATCCAGCACTCTGCATCCGCGATTATCTTTTGTCGGGGTATGGTCTGGGTGAGAGTTCCACCAACATTGACGACACCTTGTTCGAGGCGGCGGCGACCGCGTGCGAAGTGCAGATTGGTGGCGCGGACACTTACACATGTAACGGCGCGTTTCTGCTGGACGCTTCCCCGGAGGGCATCATCCGATCAATGTTGTCCTCAATGGGCGGGACGTTTTGGAATTACGGTGGGAACTGGGCGACCCGTGCCGCAAGTTACGTCACACCGACACTGACACTGAACGAGGATGACTTGCGAACCAATGTCACAATCGCCACGCGCCATTCCAGACGTGACAATTTCAATGCCGTACACGGTACATATAGAGGGGCCGAAACGGATTGGCAGGAAGATAACTACACATCTATCAATCCGGGTCTGTTTCTTTACGAGGACAACGACATCGAAGCGATTGCTGAATTGCCGCTGTTGTTCACATCGACCGACACGATGGCGCAGCGGATTGCGCGGACATTCCTGCGCCGGAACCGGGAACAAATCACCGTCACTGCTGGTTTCGGTCTCGCCGCACTTGATCTGAAAGTAAGCGATACGGTCATGCTTACTGTGTCTCATTACGGTTGGTCGCAGAAAGTATTCGAAGTTGTGGATTGGCGGATGGGGATGACTTCTGATATGGATATAGTCATCAACATGATCTTGCGTGAAATGAGTGAGGAAGTGTTTACGGGGATTGTTCGCGGTCTTGAGGACGAAAGCGCCAACACGCTGACCGACGAAAGCGGCAACACATTGGAGGCAATAGCGGCGTAATGGTAAAGATTAACGACACCACAAGTTTCCCGAACACCACGCCTGCGCTCGGCGATCATGTTCCAGGAACGGATGTAAGCAACACAGCCAACAGCGCGGACGGTGAAACCGTCACGTTTTTGATGAGCGCCATAGCGACGTTGTTGGCGGACACCAGCGTAACAGGCATGCCGATCAACGAAGCAGCATGGCACCCGTATAACGCCGCGACGGTTGGCGACGGTAACGACGGGATGTTGTTCGATCACGATGTTGACGGCAATAGCAACTTTTTCTCTTTCACCCCGGAGGCCGGTTACGACTACAGAATCGTATTTGAAGACCTCAGTCACAATCACACTAGTGATCGGGATTTGGAGCTTAGTGTCACAGGGACATCAACCGCCGAGACATTGTTCGATGTTGAGGCGGCGATGGCTCGTACCGAAAATGTTAGTGGGTTTGTCGAATTATTCGCTCCTGCTGACCTGACAAGCATAAAACAAGTGAAGTTTGCTTCTATCCTGAATATGTCTGCCGGGGCATTTTCGGGCGCGAATATCGCGGGTAGAGCATTGAAATACTCGACGGAGGAAGCCATTGCGACGATCGATTTGCGCTTTTCTGGCAATTACATAATGGATAGCGGAAAGATATGGCTTCTGCGCCGCAGGAACTATCAGAAGGGGTGATCTGAAATGGCCGACACAAAAGTAAGCGCACTTGGCACGGTCGTCCCGATAAAGACCGATGTGTTGTATGTTGTGGACAACCCGACCGGAACGCCAGTCTCAGGCAAGGCCACAATCGAGAACGTGGTGTCACCCCTGATCGGTGACACGGTACAAGCGTATGACGCAACACTGACCAGCATTGCGGCGCTTGGCACCGCAGCGGACAAGATTGCCTACACCACAGGCGTGGACACTTGGGCGGAAGCGGCGATCACGTCGTTTGGTCGCAGTCTCATTGACGATGCGGACGCTTCGGCGGCGAGAACCACGTTGGGGGTAGATGCTGCCGGAACGGACAATTCAACAAACGTCACGATTGCCGCAGGTTTGGATTACATCACCATCTCTGGGCAAGAATTGACGCTCGGTGACATCACTATCGACGACATGGCGGATATGGCGACAGACAGTTTCCTTGGTCGCACCACCGCCGCAACTGGTCCCGTGGAGGTTCTCAGCAAGGCCGACGCACTAGCTATCTTGAATGTTGAGGACGGTGCGACAGCGGACCAATCCAATGCCGAAATCGAAACGGCTTACAACGCGCAGGTTTCCGTCGTTTCGCAAGGTGACGCAGAAGCCGGGACAAGTTCCACCGTTTATCGCTGGACGCCGCTTCGAGTAGCGCAGGCGATTGCGGCATTGGCGGCGGGTGGGTTACAGAACAACTATGTCGCCACGACCGATCCGGGTGCGACCGACGACACGAACGCTGGGTATTCGGTCGGCTCGGTCTGGATCAACACGACAAGCGACGAGAGTTTCAAGTGCGCCGACAACACGGCAAGTGCCGCTGTATGGGTCAAGACCAGCCTGACAACGGACGAACTTGCAACCGTGGCCGTAAGTGGCGACTCTGACGATCTGACCGAGGGTGCGACAAAACTCCTACTTACGTCAGCGGAGCGGTCGAAACTCTCCGGCATTGAGGCTGGCGCAACAGCCGACCAGACTGCTTCCGAAATATTAACAGCAATCAAGACTGTTGATGGTAGTGGTTCAGGGTTGGACGCCGATCTTCTTGATGGCAATGAGGCCGCTGCGTTTTATCTTGCCACAAACCCAGACGGCTACACGACCAACACAGGTACTGTCACTTCTGTCTCGGCTACTGTACCAACAGGCTTCACTGTTTCTGGTTCTCCTATTACTACTACTGGCACTCTGGCTGTAGCTTATGATACTGGCTATCAGGGCTACACCTCCACCGAAGCCAGCAAGCTCAGTGGGATTGAGGCTGGCGCTGATGTTACGGATGCGACCAATGTGGGTTCCGCGATCCACGGCGCGACGGCCAAAACTACCCCTGTAGACGCGGACACTGTTGGGTTGATCGACAGTGCTGCGTCGAATGTGCTGAAGAAGGTCACATGGGCGAACATCAAAGCGACACTCAAGACTTATTTTGACACGCTTTACGCTACGGTTGGTCACAACCATTCCGGCACATACGAACCTGTTGATGCGGACATTCTCCGCGCCGACACAAGCGACACGCTTACTGTCGGGTTTTACAACGCCTTGGATGATGACGGGAACCAGACCACCACTTACACACCCGATCCCGCCACCGGATTGGTCAAGAAGGCGACGAACACCGAAGACCTAGAAC